GTCAAGGATCTAAGGGCGCTTTACACGGTCTCACAAAGTTTAGCATGGAAGAAATTCCTGCTAATATGTTTTTTTTAGAATATATAGCTAGACCGCAAACAGCAGAAATGTTTTTTGAAGATATATTAATGGCATTACACTTTTACGGTATGCCAATACTAGCAGAAAACAACAAGCCTAGATTATTATACTATTTAAAACGAAGAGGATATAGAGGCTATTCAATGAATAGACCTGATAAAATATGGAATAAATTATCGGTTACTGAAAAAGAAATTGGAGGTATACCGAATTCAAGTGAAGATATTAGACAAGCTCATGCTGCTGCAATTGAAAGTTATATAAATAACTACGTAGGTGAAAAAGAAGATGGTAGTTACGGCGATATGTATTTTAATAGTACATTAAACGATTGGGCTAAGTTTGATATAAACAAAAGAACAAAATTTGATGCGGCGATAAGTTCAGGCTTAGCGGTTATGGCATGTAATAAAAATAGATATGCACCAAATCAAACAAGAGAATTAAAAAGCAAAGTTAATTTTAGTTTTTCTAAATATAACAATAATGGAAATTTTTCAAAAATAATACAATAGATGGCAAGAGTATCACCAAAAGGTATTTTTCCGAGTCAAGCAGTTAGCGACGCAGAAAAAGGAGGTTTAGATTATGGGCTTCAAATCGCTAAAGCTGTTGAGTCAGAATGGTTCAAAAAAGATTCAGGAGGATCTCGCTATTTCTCTAATAGAGATAACTACCATAACCTTAGGTTATATGCTAGAGGCGAACAAAGCATTAAAAAATATAAAGATGAATTATCCATTAACGGTGATTTATCTTATCTAAATTTAGATTGGAAGCCAGTACCTATTATTCCAAAGTTTGTGGATATAGTTGTTAACGGTATTGCTGAAAGAGCATATGATTTAAAGGCGTTCTCAGTTGATAATATTTCAACAGAAAAAAGAACAAAATATGTTCAAAGTATACTTAGAGATATGGGCAATACAGAATATTATCAAGCTGCTCAACAACAACTGGGTATTAATATGTTTGAGAACGATCCTAAAAGTTTACCTGCTAATAATCAGGAATTAGAATTACACATGCAACTTGATTATAAACAATCAGTTGAAATTGCCGAAGAGCAAGCAATTAATAACGTTTTTGAAATTAATAAATATGAATTATTAAAGAAAAGATTAGATTACGATATTACTGTTTTAGGCATTGGGTGCGTTAAAAATAGTTTTAATACTGCTGAAGGTATTAAATTACAATATGTTGATCCTTCTGATTTAGTATATTCTTACACGGATTCACCATATTTTGATGATTTATATTATGTTGGCGAAGTTAGAAGAGTAAGTTTGGTTGAATTAAAGAAACAATTTCCAAAATTAACAAACGAAGATATTGAAGAAATTGAAGGAAAAGGCGATGGCTCTACATTATACAATCAGTTAGGAACTAATTCTGCTGATAAAAATTTTGTAAATGTATTGTATTTTGAATATAAAACATTCCAAAACCAAGTATATAAAATAAAAGAAACTAATAGCGGAGCAGATAAAGCAATTAAAAAAGACGATACATTTAATCCTCCTAAAGATTCTAGAGCTAGATTTGAAAAAGTAAATAGATCTATAGAATGTTTATATGAAGGTGCAAAAATTGTTGGTCATGATAAATTATTAAAATGGCAAAAGGCTGTTAATATGACAAGGCCTAAATCTGATATTACAAAAGTTCAGATGAGTTACAATATTGTAGCGCCTAGAATGTACAAAGGAAAAACTGAATCGTTAGTTAGCAGAATGACATCATTTGCTGATATGATTCAAATTACACATTTAAAGCTTCAACAAGTTTTATCTCGTATGGTTCCCGATGGTGTTTATTTAGATGCCGATGGTTTAGCAGAAGTTGATTTAGGTAATGGAACTAATTACAATCCGCAGGAAGCATTGAATATGTATTTTCAAACAGGTTCTGTTATTGGTAGATCAATGACACAAGACGGTGAATTTAATAATGGTAGAGTACCTATACAAGAATTAAGAGCGGGTTCTGGAGGTTCAAAAATACAAAGCTTAATACAATCTTATAATTATTATCTGCAAATGATGAGAGATGTTACAGGGTTGAATGAAGCAAGAGACGGGAGTGTACCGGATAGAAATGCACTAGTTGGGTTGCAAAAAATAGCAGCAGCTAATTCAAATACTGCTACCAGGCATATATTACAAGCAGGTTTATATTTAACATTAAAAACAGCTGAAGCTATTGCGTTAAGAGTTTCTGATGTTTTGGAGTATTCTAATGTTAAAAATTCATTCTTGCAATCTTTAGGAAAATTTAATGTAGGTGCGTTAGAGGAAATGAAGGAATTACATTTACATGATTTTGGTATATTTTTACAATTAGCGCCCGATGATGAAGAAAAACAATTGCTTGAAAATAATATACAAATGGCAATTACACAAAAGCAAATAGAATTAGAAGATGCTATTGATGTTAGAGAAATAAAAAATTTAAAGTTAGCTAATCAATTATTAAAACTAAGAAGAAAGCAAAAGTTTGATAGAGATAGACAAATTCAACAAGAAAATATCCAAGCGCAATCACAAGCTAACGCTCAGTCAGCTCAAGCGGGAGCCGCCGCAGAAATACAAAAACAGCAAGGGATTGCTGAAAGCAAAGTACAAATCGCACAAGCACAATCACAGTTTGATATTGCAAAACTTGAAAGAGAAGCAGAAATTAAAAAAGAGCTAATGGAGTTTGAGTTTCAGCTTAATATGAAGCTTAAAGAGCAGGACAATCAGGTGATTAACAATAAAGAGAAGTATAAAGAAGATCGTAAAGATAAAAGAACAAAAATACAAGCTTCACAACAAAGTGAACTTATAGACCAGAGAAAATCTGGAAAACCACCAAAAAACTTTGAATCCGCTGGATTTGATAACTTAGGTGGGTTTGGATTAGAACAGTTTGATCCAAGATAATACTTAAACAATTATATTTTATTATGTCAGAAAACATCAAAGCAGAAGCTTTAGACGTCGAAGAAAAGTCTATTGCTGAAAAAGAAGCAGAGGTACAAAAGCTATCAACTAACGAAGATGGTGATTACACTGTGGATTTAGGAAAAATTAATCAATCAAAAGAAGAAACAGATGCCGTTCAAAAACAAAGCCCAGAAGATGGCGTGTTACGCGGAAGCAGCGAAGATGAAAAAGATGGGGAAGAAGCCAAAGTGGAACTGCAAGAAGTACAGCAAGAAAAAGTAGAAGAACCTGTACTGGAAGAAATTATTGAAGATGAAAAAAATAATACTGAAGAGGAAAGAGTGGATGGAAGCGCTGAAGCTCCCGACGCCGCACCGGAACCTGAAAAAGTATTACAGGAAGAAAAAACACAAGAACCAGAAGTAAACTTACCAGAAAACATACAAGACCTGGTAAAATTTATGGAAGAAACTGGTGGAACTCTTGAAGACTATGTCAGACTTAGTGCCGACTATTCAAATGTAGATGAAAATACATTATTAAGAGAATACTATAAACAAACTAAACCTCATTTAAGTTATGATGAAGTATCGTTTTTATTAGACGATCAATTTTCATTTGACGCAGAAATTGATGAGGAAAGAGATATTAAAAGAAAAAAACTTGCTCTCAAAGAGGAAGTCGCAAATGCCAATAAGTTTTTAAATGAAACTAAGGATAAATACTATAAGGAAGTCAAGTTGGGTTCCAGATTAGCTCCTGAACAGCAAAAAGCTATTGAATTTTTTGACAGATACAATAAAGAGCAACAATCAGCTGAAGAATTATTACAGCAGCAAACAAAACATTTTGAACAGGAAACTAGTAAAGTTTTTAGCGAAGAATTTAAAGGTTTTAATTTCAACGTAGGAGACAAGAAATACCGTTTCAATGTAAAAGATGTTAACAAAGTAAAGGACACTCAGAGTGATTTATTGAATGTTTTCAATAAATATGTTGGTGACAATAAAATGTTACAGGACGCCGGGGGTTACCATAAAGCTTTATTTGCCGCTTCCAATCCTGACAAAATAGCTAACCATTTTTATGAACAAGGTAAAGCAGATGCAATCAAACAAATGAGTGCCGAAGCTAAAAACATTAATATGGATCCTAGAAAAACTTCTAGTGGATATGTTGATGCTGGTGGCCCTCTCTTCCTT